CATATCCTTCTATTTTACCGCATTGCGGGTGAGTGAATGGTGCAGTTGATGTCGTATTCTGCTCCACGCCTGAAGCTCTCAGGTAACAGGTTCTTTAAAATTGACTGTCGTAAGTATGCGAGCGTTGTATTGGTTCGTTATTCATACAATATTCGTGACACTTGTTGATGTAAGCCCAACAGCCCGTTTCGCTACCCGTAAATACAACCTTGTGTTGTGGGTATTGACTATCGATAGCTCGTACGCTATAATTCGCTACGCCATCAATAACTACGTGGGTATCTGTCTGTTTAGTTGAAAATTTCCGAGTTCCGTTGCGCTCAATCCTTTCGGTAATCAGACCCGCTTTTGCAAGGTGTGATAAAATTAGGTTTGTTCCGCTTTCCATGTTGAAACGCTTTGCAACGCCTAAACAAGTCACCTCTACATCGCTTGCAGAAACGAAAGAAAGAACTTTTTCAGATATGCTCAGACCGTTGTAAATAGTCACCTGTTCTTTTATCCACTCCCTTACTTCGGTTGGCAATTCGTACGTGCTCGTAGTTGCTACTTCGTTTTCATCTTCAAAACCTTCGTAGCCTGTAATGATTTCAGTAATTCCGTAGTGAGGGAATTTGATGTTAGCCAAAGTAACTAATTCTGTGTAGTTGGTTGCTTGTGTCATTTTGAGAGCTTTTAATACTGCGTCAGTGCCGTATTGTGATGTAATATTACACCGTGTTTAGTTACTAAACAAATAAATTAAGAACTATTTTTGAAAATAGTCTGAAACGTAAGCCCACAAAGGAAACTATTTTTTGACTTCAACAGACCTTACAAGTGTTAAACCTGTGTTTTCATCCTTTTTATACTTTATCCGCTTATCATTACGCTTTATCCAGTTGTGGATTACCTGCACCGATACACCTAATTCAGTTGCCAATACTTGTTGACTTTTCCATTCAATTTTAGCCATGCCGCAAATGTAAATAAAAATGTTTAGAAAGTACACAAATACTTTTGTTTAGTTGATAAACAATGATTAACTTTAAGAAAAACAATTATTATGTGCAATATCTACAAGTTAACCAATCCGCAAACCAATGAAGTGGTATATATTGGAAGCACTTACGACAGGATAGAAAATAGACTGAGTGGTCACTACTGCAATATGAAGTCTGCCAATTCACCAATTTACACATACATGAGATTTTGGCACGAAAAAGGTATTAAAATGGAAATTTCATTAATAGAAGTTTGCGAAGATAGGGGAAGGGAAATTTTTTGGATACACGAATACCTAAAAACATCACCCCTACTAAACAAAGCGTTAGCCTCTAAAGATTGCCCTTCGTATAAATCTATGGTGCGCAATAAAGCGGCGTAATCTTTTACCCCATCACCTAACGCCGATGAAGGATTAAAAGCCGAAGACGAGCATAGCGGCATCACGAGCGTGAACATTGGTTACACCCTTCCATCCCGTAATAGCCTTGAACGCCTTACTATCTAATTTGGTTTTGTTGTTCTTTGGCGGTACAGCCTCGAAATCTATTTTTAGGTAGGTAAGATAGTCCTCCCATATTTTAGCGTCCCTTTTGATACTCCCTGCGCCTTGTAGCTGCTCTTTACCCGCTTTGCCAAACCACTTACGAAGACGGGCATCCTCAAAACGGACTTTGATATTGAAATGCTCGGAAATATCCTTTACGAAATGCATCACTTCGTGAATAGTGTGCGTACCGATATGCATAAATTCTTTTGTCTTACAACACCAATGAGCATAACCAGTATTCACCCCCGTATCAATCCCTATAATGTAATCGTATCTTTTCATCTTACTTTTTTTGATTGTTAAAAATGGTTATGCTGCTATCGGTTCAATACTTTTTAATGCTTCCAAAACTTCACCTATATTTTTTACACCTGATGCCCATTCAAGCAAAAGTGAAATGTCATGCAGCTGGTCGTTATTAAGGTCGGCTTTTACCCGCTCCCATGTTTCGGGTGAACCTTTGCACATCACATCGTTAATCATAGCTTTTACGGCATTCTCGATACGCTTGCAACCATCTTTCATAAAGAACGGCGTAACCTTGCAGGTCTTCAACGTATCTACTTCGTACAGGTATATTTTGGACAGGTATAAAACACGCCTTAGCGATGTAACGAAGTATTTGGTTTGCGTGTCTGTCATGCTGCATGTATTTTTATCGCCTCAAAATATTCTTCTTCGGCTTCGGTTAAAAATGTCGTTATCTTTATCAATTCCAATTCATCCAAAAGTTTCAGATAGTCACCTATTGTCACTTCTGAATCTTCTTTAATCAGGTCATTTATTAGTTTTTCGGGTGGGGTCATGGTGGGGAGTTAGTTATTCTTAAACATATCTACCAATGCTGCTTGTTGGTCTACCTCTTGCGACATTTCGTTAAATTCATGCGACAACATCAAACAATCTATTGTACTTATCTTACTGCTTGTAAATTCAGCCTCCACTTTATTTTTTATAGTTACAACTACCCACTTATCGGCGGTTATCATTCTCCATAATGATACTATGTACTTTTTCATGCTATTTGTTTAATGTGGTTAAATGTTATTTACTTACTATACTCTCCCGCCAATACGAGATAATACATTGTTAAATCAAAATTGTAGTTCTTTATACTATCTATTTGGTTTAAATTATACCCCGTCATTTGATTTGTGATTACCTGCCTACAATTATCTAAATATTCTTTTTTGTGGATATTCGACATGCTTTTATGAATATTGTTTTCTATCTGCTCAATCGTCATACCGTTATAAAGCGGCTTATCTTCTTCGGGCATATTTCTGTAATAATCCAAAGCATCCCAATTCATATCTCTCTTTTTTACGCTGACTTTTTATGTTTATACCGTGAGTGAATCTTATTATGCTTCTCATACCATTCGTTTATTGCGTCCTGCTCGTCCTTGTCAATGGGAATTATCATTTCGGTTTTACTGTCTATCCTGACCCGCTTCGTTCCTATATCATTCGCTTTAATAACCATCGGCTTCGTGTCAGCTTTGAGCCGTTGCTGGTTGGGGGAGTAGTTTTTGTGGGCTGTCATGGTTATTGCTGTTTAAAATAATCAGGGTATGTTTCTTCCATCCATTTTTGAGTATCTTCCTGCCATTTTATATCTTCTTGCAAAGCAGATACTTCATCCTCCTCAATATCACCTTGCAATACACCTGTATGTTTGCACTGATAACAATCTGTAGTAACGGGCAACCCATAACATCCGCACTCTCTGCCACTACAACAAGTACCCCATATTACTTTGCCGCCGTCACACAAGGGGCAAGTTTCTCCTTTTTTAGTTTTCATACTCTTTCTCTTTTAGTTACGTTGAGGTTATGCAATTAAAAAAAGTTGTGATTTTTGGAATAGTATATAGGCAACCCAAGACCTTTAGCAACATCATGTTCAATCTTTGCACCTTTACTATTTGTCCAGTTTTCGAGCATAAAGATTGCATCGCAATACAACAAGGCTTTCAAATCCTCAGCCATGTAATGATGCCATGTATGGTCGGGGTGATACGGCACTAACTTCATCGGGTTCAATGCTATGTGTCCCGCTTTGGTTAACTCTTGCTCAACCATTTCAAAATAGGTTTCGGCTGTCTTGATTTCTAATCCTGTGATTTGTCCTGAAATGTAAATTCTCATAATTTTTTTGTTTTAACTGTTATGCAATTTTCTTATTTACCCATAGTTTACGGGAGGGGGTTTAGAATGGTAGCGTGTCTTTTCTTTCCTGTGAACTTATTGCGTAGTTTGGTTTTATCCCGGTCATTGGATTATCGGGTACAGTCAAATCTTTCATTTCGCCAACCGGTCTGTATTGTCTTCTCTCTAGGTCGTAAGTAAAGGAAACATAACCCACGGTCCCGAGCCAACTATAACGGACCTTCTGAATGTGAACATCAACCGTTTTTAACTCATAATCCCGGTAGACCGTTATCCCGTTGTCTGTTTTATTGAAAAAGTGTGCGCTGCCGGATATATTGTAAAGTGTAGGTACTTCGTATTTCCCTGCAACCTTTGGCATCTTTAAAGGGTGAGCCACTAAAAATATGTGGACCTGATGCGTTAATGCAAATGCCTTTATTTTTGTAAGACATTCACTTACATACTGCGTTTCCGTCTGTCCTTTTTGGCTTTTATGCTCTACGTAGTTCCACGGGTCCAGTAATAGAGCCTTTACCCCTTTACGCAATACTAATTCTTTTGTCTTCTGTAATATCCCGTCAAGTGTTGCCTCAACCTTGTTGATATTGATAAAGTAAAAATGATCGTTTACGAAATTTACTGCGTCGTCAAACTCCACCCGGGAAATACGGTCCTTATCGTCAAATGTCTTTTTGAATGATTTACCTACATACTTTTCCATTATCTTAGTAACATGCAAGCTCGATGGTTGATTTTCAAAAGAACATACCGCAAAGGACCACCCATGATTTTTACCTGCCTCAGTCATCAGGTAATCAATAAATTCACTTTTACCACTTCCGGGGATTCCCGTAACTGTCGTAAACTGCCCGAGCATAAACGAAAGATGGTCGTCAAAGTTTGGTATCCCTACTTTTATTCCCCTCGGGTATCCGTTATCGTAGTAGTTTTTAACATCTTCGTACATTTCCGTCATGGAGTGAATACCCTCTATCGGAAATTCTACTGCGTTTTTGATAGTATCCAGCAGTACTACCGCCCCAAATTTTACTAATATATCGTTTGCGTCCTTACAATCTTCCGGGTATTCAACCTTTAAGCATCGGTCAAAACCAAATCGCCTACCTAGTTCCTCCCGGAGCATCATCCCCGGTTCGTCATTATCCACCATTAGGACAATATTTTTCACATTTTCAAACGCATCCCAACAATTATTTAGATAATCTAGCTTCTGATTGCCCTTTGCAGCTCCATTTGGTACGGAAATAACCGATTTAATACCTGATTGATACACAGACAAGCAATCAATTTCACCCTCCGTAATCACGACATAATCCTTATCCTTGATACTGTCGATGTTGTAAAAGACTAATTCAGCATCTTTGGAAAGTTTGAAATCCTTATTGTCTGCCCGGTACTTTACATTTACCAATTCATCATTTCTGAAATAGTTAAAGCAAATAGTTTCCGTTTCTGCCTTAGCTTTTGGCATCCACTCCATAACCTGAGTAACTTTTAACTCATTCAGCGTATTGGGGCTTATACCCCTATTGGCAAACCAATTCAGAAACTTTGTACCTATGTCCCCGGGTTTAAAAACTGGCTTTGTAAATACCCTGGCAACTGTCGTTACTTCTTCTTCAAGTGTTATGTTATAAAAACCTGCAATAATTGTAATTGCCTCTATGTAGTTCTTATTTTGGTTCTGCTGAATAAAATCTATGCTGTCACCTGATTTTCCGCAACCAAAACACTTGTAAATATTTTTAGTAGCAGATACTTTAAAGGACGGGGATTTTTCATTATGGAATGGACATAAGCCAACCACATTTACCCCGTCCTTTTTCAGCGTCACATACCGGCCTACCACCTCAACCACATTCGCAGCCGCCTTTACTTGTTCTATGGAATATTGAGAAATCATATTACTACTGATTTTTTCGGTTGTGATGCGGGTTTATTAACTCCGTCTTTAGCGGTCCACTTTCTAAAAGTTAAGTATGCGCTGATGTTATTTTTTAACTTAGAGTGATTATGCATCCTTGTTAGGTAATCCTGTATTTGCTCATTTGTAAAATCCTCTTTCAATTTTATAAACTGATCGATAGTAAAAGGCTCCTTCATTTCCGATACCCTTTTAGCATTTGCCATTATCCATAAATTGAAAAAGGAAAACCTTTCTGTTTGTTCGGGTGTATAAATTGGTTCTTTGTTTATTGTTATTGGTTTATCTATACTACCGATGCTTTCACAAGTGCTTTGCAAGTGCTTTGATGAGTGCTTTATCAGTGCTTTATCAAGTGCTTTGTTAGATTTTGACACCCCGGTTGATAGGGCAACTATATTACTTGAGTACTGATTTTTAGAAGATTCTATAACTTTTATAAATCCCCATTTTACTAAATTGTCAAAATGTGGTCTGAAAGTATTGTAAGAATTAATACCTATTGCCTCAATAACCATAGACGTAGGTAGCCCGAATTTATCCTTCCATCCGAGCCTGTTACAATGCTCGATAGCAAAAAAGAAAATAGATATATGCGTTGGTTTTACTAAGTCGGGATTCTCAAAAGCGAAGTCCCAAAAACTACGTGATAACTCGTATTGAGTAAGTGCCATAATTATAGGGTTTGTTTTTTATGTTGTGTGTTATAAGGAGGTAATATGTCTTTTATTAACTCAATTTCCCTTTTAAGAAAATTAGATTCCGGCCGAAACCAGAAATAAGGTTTAATTCCTTTGCGCAAACACGTAGTTCTTATTTCTGATAAAACTTCGTGAGTATTATATCTTTTACGAAGGTTTTTTGAACTACCTACATATAATATATGCCAGTATGCTTTACCATCTTGGGGGTTGTATTTGCCAGTCGCTATAAAATATACCCCGGGTACACTTGGAGGGTTAGCGCAACTATTCCCTAAATCATCAGGCGATTTCCATTCATTTTCTATAAATACAAACTCCTGAGCTGGATGGTTTTTGATTGTTACTGATTCCATATTGTTGCAGTTTTGAGGTTACGGAAAGGAATAAAAATGGCGAAGCAGGCAACAAGGGGAAACTGCAACGTAACCTCTCTGGGACTAAACCCGTGCCTGCTTCTATCGTTAAATAGTAATAATATGGATTGAAAAATCCCATGAGATATACGGTTACGTTGCGACGTAAAGTTAAGAAAAACTATCCGTAATCTCAAAAAAATGTTAACTATATTTTTATGCCTATACTTTGGCATGTCGTTTGTATGCATACTATTGTATTTGTTATTGCCATGAAAAACCTAACAGATATTCTTAGCTGACCTTGCAGGGTCGGCTTTATTTTTTTACTCTACTCCTTTACTTCCTGATAATAATTCAGCTTCTTAATTTCGATTCTATGCAGGACTGGCAACTTCTTTACCCAACCCTGTATTTCAATGCAGCGTTCCGTTTTACCCATCCTGCGATAGAAGTCATGCCATGCAGCAAGAGCGTAAAAGCCCATGTCGCTAAATGGTATTGATTCGGGGTAACTCTTTTCCTTTACTGGAATATTGAATAGTAGCATAGTTTTAGTTTTTTATCTGTTCACCGTGAAAGTCAAACAGATGATATTTAGCCGATTTTGGATTCCCGTCCGAGTCGGCTTTTTGTTATGCAGCGAATAAATCTCCGTTCAATGGGTTAATTTGTTTCGGTGTAAACAATTCCTGTTTCTGTATCTCCAGTTCAAACCGTTGACAGCCTGCTTTGAAGTAATCTGCATCAAGTTCAAAACCCGTGTAATTAAAACCCATTTTATAGGCTGCTATGCGGGATGATTGAGAACCCATGTGAGTGTCGAGGATTTTATTGCCTGTTGTGGCGTAGTTCTCTAAAAGCCATTTATATAGGGCTACTGGCTTTTGTGTGGGGTGTATTCTCGGTTCGATACTTTGGCAGTTTTCTCCCTGCCTAAACCCATTCCATGTATATATAAATTTTCTTGCCCTTGTGTTAAAACTAGTAAATGCAAATTCTCCATCACTAAAAGAAGCGCCTATCTGTTTATCCCAAAATATCCAACACATTGAGCTTGGCAAATGTTCAACAAAGTAATTGCCACCCCAAATGATTTGATTTTTAGAAACCCTAAACAGCTCCTTAAAGTAGCTGCTGTCAGGCTTATATCTATCCCATTCTTTAGCGGCATATTGGGTGGCTTTTGCTTTTCCTTTTCTAGAATGGTTGCTTTTGCCGTCCTGCTTTATTCCATAAGGCGGGTCAACAATAGCCAAGTCGAAATACTTGTCGGGGTATCGCTTCATTCCTTCCATGCAGTCTTGCAGGTAAACTTCTGATTTCGGGTATTCCATACCTTTAATTTTTACTTTTAATTATCCGTGGGTGGGTTGGTTATGCTTTTTCTTTAAATTCAAACTTTATTCCGTTGTGAACATCAACCGTAGCTTCGTTGCTGATGTTTTCCCAATCTTTCGGGTCAATACCCATCGTTTGCGTGAGTGCCTCTAATTGCTCAGGACTTAAAGAGTTGATAAAATCAATAGATTTCCGCAATGCTATTGAACTATCTAAATCCTCTTGCGTTAAAAGGTTTTCACCACAATCGGGACAAGGAACGCCAAGCCAATCGGCTATATTTTCATCTGGTGTTTCTCTGTTAACATAACCACATTTTGGGTTGTCGCACTTTATCCCGCAATTGCCTTGTATTTCTATGTTTTTCATCCTTTTATTTTTTATCCCTTTCGGGTGGTTAGGTGGTTGTTATGCTGCAAAAAGTGTTTGTTGTTTTGTGATGGTTGGGGTTTCGACGGGGGATTCGACTATCTCGTAAACTTCGCCCTTGTCAGTTAATGATGTTTGGGTTCTCGTTCCCGACTTTCGGATAATTCCTTTAGCCTCCATTTCGGATAATCTCTTTTCAACTTGCGAAGGTGTCAATCCACAGAACCCCGCTATTTGAACGTAGTTGCCCTTTTTGAACCGCCTTAGAGCCTGTTCGATTATGGTAGCATGTGTTACCCTCACTTTGCGCTCTTTGATTCCTTTAAAGGCTTCTAAACTCGATGCTGGCGGGATAAATGATTTCTTTTGCATTGTAGTAGATTTAAAATAGTTCCTGCAATCCTTTTTTGACTTTCAACTTACTTGCTCTGTTTTTAGCCCTGTTATCCTTGTCGTAGTTGTTGTGGCATTTTTGGCAAAGGGCTTTCAGTCGGTCGTAACTAACATTGTGATTTGTTGCGTCATGGTCAAGGTGGGCGATAGTCAATACAACCCTTTTGTTATTATTAGTAAGGGAGTGATTTTCTATATCGCAGAACTCGCATTTAGCTTCTACCAAAATAACCCCGCACCCTTTTATTTCTCCCGCCCTTTTTAGTATCGCAGGTACTATTTCTGTTTTCCAATTCTTAGGATATATTTTGTAGTCACAAGGCATAATCTCGTTTTTAAGTTTAAATGATGGGGTTTATAGGTTGCACACAAAATGAAAGTTTTTACCCGTTTCCTTCTTCAAATTCGTAATCGTGAACGAGCAACACAACGTCATGACCTCGGCATCCTGTTTTAAAATCGAAGTTGTCGCAATCTCCCATAGGGAGCACCTCTTTACCTTCGCTCAATGCTTTTGCCAACTCGGATCTAATTTCTTTATCGGTCATAGGGATTCCGTTATCGTCACTCATAAGTCCCGTCATTTTCTTTCGTTTAAAGTGCCTTAGAATACCTTCTATATCTATGCACATGTGCGTTTTAGACTGTCTACTTATCATACTCTTTCCTTTTTATGTTAAAAATTGGGGTTAGGCGGCGATTACTGCCTTATTCTTTGGTTTGTAAAATGCTTGAAATCTTACCGTTTCTGTGTACTCAGGTGATTTAATAAGACCGTCACCCATACCCGCTAATGATTCTGCGCCTGATTCGTCAAGTACCACACGGCTATCAGCTTCTTTAGGAACTCGGAAACATATTTGAACGGGAAAGTTAACCTTTGCATCTCCTGTGATTACTTTTACCGATGCTCTTTGCGTAGCGGCTATTATTCGGAAACCAGACGAACGCCCTTTTTGCAACAGCACTCTTAAATTTTCTTCAAGCCCGTTTAATGTGCCTGTTGTTTTGAGTGCCATTTTAGGGGCTGGCGGCATACCGTTTTTAGGAGCATACGAGCCAACCTGTACAAACTCCTTAACGTCAAGGTCTGCACCTTTACGGCATTGCGCTTGCGAACTCGTCAAATACTACTAAGGTTGTTTGCTTCATTCCCGACTTAACAAGGTTGTTCATCTTTTCAACCAAATCAGCCATTTTATTTTCAATATCCAATATGTCATTGAATACACTTACGCCCCTGACATTCTCGTATTTTGTAAACTCAAATTTCGGGTCAAGTATTACAATCTCGTCAACGTCTGCCAGTAGTGCATATTCAATTGTTGATTCAATAGATACGCTTTTACCGCTACCTGTTGCCCCGCATACTAATACGTGAGGCGTGGAATGATTTTCGAGATTCCAAATAATAGTGTTGCCAAAATTATCCTTACCCAACGGGATTTTCTTACCATGCAATTCGGACGGATCGAAAAACAAATCTGATTCCCGTTTCTTTGAAAAGTCGATTGATACAAAAGACTTTCCTTCATGCAATACAAGGTTTTCAGAAAAGCGGACATTTGAAACATCTAAGGCGTTGGCAATATCGAGCCTATGTGAGTGCATTGAGGATATTTTTACACCTGCTGATACTTCAAGTAAAAACGTTGTACTTGAATATCCTTCCAGTTTATGAGAGACGCGGACAATGATTCCGAATGAGCGCAATACGTGTTCTATCTTTTCTTGCTGATTCATATTTGTGTGGCTTAAATCGTAAGTAATAAATGAGGCTGCATTTTGTTTGAACTCTTTAATAACTTTCGGGCTTATCATTTCTGTTGAGGCATCCCGTATTTTTTTTAACCGCTTGGTAATTAATTCCCGCTTACTTTCGTCTACATTGAAGTCGTCAACTTCGCTTATCATGGTCTTGGCCCAAAAATCATACATTTCGGCTTTGTCTATGAAGTTGTCGCTGTCATTCATCATGTAGACATAATCGGGGTCATTCGCTGCCGACACCATGCGGCGCAATGGTTCGTATAAAAGAGCCTCGTAAATCTTGCGGGTGTCTTCGTTTAATTCTATTTTGAACTTTTTAAGCTGCGGTGACTTGTCTTTATTTTGGCTGTACTTATTTTCAACAAACCAAACTTCATCAACCTCGCAACCCGTCTTTGATTCAAAACATTTTATGTACGTGATTGCCTGTATTCCTATTGATAACCCTATTGCGTCTTCATCCGTGTAAAATGCCTTGCTTTTATGGTCAACAATGGCAATCTTACCCGCTTTCGTCTTTACTACAAGGTCTGCTATTGCGTGGCAAGGCAAAGGAATGTCAACCCCGTTAATGGTAAGAAATTCATCAAAGTGCATTTCTACATCAATAACCTCTGAAATGTCATCCATGTAGGTGCTAACCTCGGAAAGAAAGTTTTTGATAAGAGCGTTTGCTGTGGTTGTTGCTTTTACCCTGCAATCATCAACGGTTGGCGTAGTCTTTTGCAATTTCCACCAGTTGCCTTTATATTCATCAATGTAGTTAAAGGCAATAATTTCAAGGTCGGCGGCTGTCATAATATCGCCCCTCTTGATTGCAAAAAAGTAAGCCTCAACCGCCGCATGATACGCTTGCCCCGCTACCGTAGTTGCTGAACTTTTGCCCTTCATCCCAAATATGTAGGACATTTCAAAGGCTTTCTCATTCCTTGCAAACGTTGAAACTCTTGAATAGCTCCAACTGTTTACAAGGAAACGGCTTAACAATCCGTCTTTTTCGTCTTGGGTGTAATCTTTGTAGATGCTCATTATGGCATGATTAATTGTGGCTGCGTTGCGTTTGCTTCTTTCAGTTCTTTCTTTTCTTCTTTCACCGCATCAATTTGGAGCGTTTCAATTTCCACCCCGTCAGCATATTCCAATTCTTTGTTCTCAAAATCCTTTATTGTCGCTTGGTCAAACATTACCGCACTCTGTATTGTTTCAACGGATAGCGGAGCGTATTTAGACAGGCATAGTTTGAGAACTGTTTTTGTAGCCATGCCCTCAAAGTCTAACTTCCACCTACCATCTTTGTTTTTGTAGGTCTTAGAATACTTTTCACCGTGAGCCTGTATTTTTTCAACGGACATATAAAATGAAGTGTTGAAACCATTTGCCAGCGTGAAACCTGCGGCATAACCTATAACCTTATCAGATGTTTTCTTGCTAAAGTCAAACACATGTCCCGTAAGCGGGTTTTCGCTGATTAACTGACCTTCGCATATTGGGCTTGCTCCGATGTGCTTAAATTGACCGCTGCGCTGCGCCAGTTGGATAAATCCCTTATATCCCATTTGGAATTGAGCCACAGTAATCTGATAGTCTTTCCCTTTATCATCTGTGCGCCATTCTTTGTAAGGGATGATGTAAGCAAATCCGAGGTTACTATTAAGCGGCAAATCTAGCGTTGCGGCTACGGCGGCAGCTTGGTAAACGCCTGCGGGGTCTGCGTTTTTTAACGACTCATTTTGGCTGCAAATATGCAAGACGCTGGTTATGAATTGGGTTGACCTTTTACCCATCATGCTTTCAAATTTCTTTGATACCGCATTGCCGTTTAGGTATTCCGCTATTGCGGCAACACCTGTCTTTTTCTGTAATCCTTGATTTTCCATAAGTTTCTTTTTAATTGTTATTAATCTGCGTTAAATGTGAAATGAGAAATAGAATATCCCCCAAAGGATAGATGTAAGGGTAAGCGATACATCGAATGTGATTGACGACTTTTTATGTAGTTCGACAGAAACCACATCATCTATTAGCGAAGACCACCAAATAAAAAATGCCTTTACCGACATAGTTGTCATTAAAATTGCTGCTGCTAATATTGCGGCTCGTATTATTGCGTGTGTCATTACTGTTTCTTTTTTCTCAGGTTCAAATAAAATTGTTTCATCAGGTCTTTTTTGAGTTGGCGTTTAGTCTTGCGCTGTTTCGGGTAGAATTGGAATAGTTGCGGTCGCATGGTTAGGGGGTTATGAGTTCAACTAATTCCGAAAAATAATTCCATACTTCCTGATACCCCGATGAATGACCCATTTCATACGCAATAGAAAAACACTTATCAGCTTTTGGATTCCCAACCACCCCGAACTCTTCAAATAGGTCATTGATAAATTCGCTAGACCTTTTATCTGACTCGTCACGATAAATCTTCATTTGTTCGTCGTATCCCGCTTTTGAATCCTCCCATAAAATCAAAGCGTCTGAATATAGTTTTGCCGATGCTCCTGACATTACTTTTGGCATAATCGGTTTTGGTGGTCTTGACGGATATTTTGGTTCTGTCCCGTCATTCATTGAGTAGTATGCGAAGTCTTTCATCTTTCTCTATTTAGGTTAATTAATAATGGTGTACCGATTGCCAACAATAGCCTATCCACTCGTATGCTCCGTATGCAAGAGCGATGATTGATGATGCGATAAAGAATACCGCCCGTTTGTCGTAGTTCATGATGTACCTATTGTTGTTCCTGACTCGTATCTCTACCGCTTGTCTGTTCTTTTTCATCTTGTTTAGATTTGGTGATTGGTTAAGTTTTTGCAGCGTACCGAACTTCGAGATTCGGCATGTGCCTTATTTACGCTGTTAGTCTGATTCTTCTTCGCTTTCCTCCTCGCCTTCAAATTCTTCTATTCCGGCTTCCCATTCGCAACAGTCCGCTTCTTCGATGTTTGACATCAACCATGCGGTTAATTTACCCGTGTCGCTCATTTGTACCGTGTCGCCATTTATAGCCATTTCTTGCAAGGCTGAATATATTTCGTCGGTAACTTCTACATTACCATAACCGACTTCGTAGGTTACTTTTACTTTTAAGTCTTTGATGTTTTTCATAATCGTTTCTATTTTAGGAATTGGATGAAATG